CTTATTACCACCCCATAATCACCGTTTAATTTGCCAAATGCTGCTCTATCGTAAGTCCCATCATTGATTACCATCCCAGGCTTGTCTGCTCCAAGTGCATTCGCACCAATAACAATTCTTCCAGAAGCTACAGTAAGAAGATTAGCGATATTTACAAGGTCAGTAATGTTTAGCTTTGGTGCAGTAATTACTCCATCCTCAATAACAATATCACCAGACTCATCTAAACCAGGGACATTTAACTTTGGTGCAGTAATTACTCCATCCTCAATAACAATATCACCAGACTCATCTAAACCAGGGACATTTATTTGATTGGCTATTATAGTTTTGGCTGCCACGTGTTTAGTCTGTACCTCATTCTCTCCAATATAAGTCCCCTTAATCTGGGAGAGCTGGAATCCTTTTGCTAGTGAAAGGTTCTTGGCTCTCCTGACCCCCGAATTCTCCAGCTCCCGTATGCGCCTCTGCCACTCCTTATCCTTATCGGCAACTGATACTTCCTCAGCCCCTAGCTCCAGGTCAAGCAAAAATCCACCAGAGGACAGCCTATACTTGCAGGCAATCACCTGATAGTCGTCTATTTTAGTCCCGTTTCTGTCAAATATCCTAGCCTTGCCCGCTGGCTTTATCGGCACCAGCCCTGCCGAGTTCATAATTAAGTCTTGAATATTGCTGATTTTGGCAGTTGCTCGCTTCTTTACGTTCTCCAGTGTGGACAGTTTCCAATCAGCCCATCTCTGAGCATCCGTCAAATCAAGCTGGTATATCTCTACTTCTCCTACTTTCAACTCCTCGCTTGACGAGCCGGTCAGAGAAATCTTGACATACCTACCAGTAGTTGGTCTAAATGTTATTGTGGGCTTCCAGCCTATATTGTCATCAGAAGAAAGCATTGTTGAGTAGCTTCCACCGTCAGGCTTGACCTCTATCTTGACCGATTTTGCACAGTATTCCTTAGCATTAGCGTGGATTGAGTCTATTACAACTGCTGCAATATTCTCGAAATCAGTCGTTAAATCAATTATAATATAATGCCCGCTGGCTTGGTTAGTTCCAGATTCCCACAGGGTTGAATAATCCCCATCGGTCATATTAGCAGGAGTCCCTACTGCTGGATTCGTAGTAGGTGTTATACCTGAAGCTATATCTGTACTGGAAAAAGGGTTGACTATTTCTGGCAGGCTGAACCGCTTGTCATAAAGGTTAGCATAGCCTACCGCCTCGCTAGTCACTTTCAGCCTGTACCCATCAGTAAACACTTCAGGATAGACAGCAATAACCTTTTTGACGATATCTGAGGGGTCTTCCTGAGGGTTAAATTCTGTCAGGTGCTTGCCTATATGCCAGTAGTAATTGACTGAAGTATCAATAGCCTGGAAGTAGAATTTTAAGTCCTCGTTGACCCCAAACTTATAATCCACCGCAAGCTCGGTTAGCCTCTTAAATATCTCATTGGCATACTCATCCTCAAAGTCAATCGTGGCTACTAAATCGTGACTGACCGTGGTAATCAAAGTTGCGTCCTTGACTATACTTGTGTAGGGCGTGATGTAGGTATCTAAAACGCTGGTAACTTCTACGGCTATATCACTGCCAGGTGAGATTTCCGTGTCTATTATCTTCTTCTCTAGTTCATTGAAATAGCCCCAGCCTGAGTAGGTCTGCGGCTTGTCCGTACCCTCAATAGGCTTGTTGATTATTTTGCCAGTGAAGAAAAGTACCTGCGGGTTGAATACATATATCTCTACCTTGTAATTGTAGCTTATTGTAGCCTGCGTGTAAGGCTCAGCCAGCGTGAATGAGAAAGCCCCGCAGCCGCCCTGTTGGAGAGTCTCAAATTCCAGGTCAGTCAACGTAGGATTCTTCAAATCACCTGTTATCTCAGCTACCTTAGCCCCGCTAGTATCATAGACTTTCAGGGCATAGCTAAATTCAATCCAGCCATCCCAGGTCTCCAGGGTAAAAGCATCCCACGCCTTATCTACGTCATCCCAAGTTTCATTGGCTATTATATCAAGTGCCATTTTTCTCCTTTATGCGGTAAAGTAAGTTGCATTTACTACAATTTGAGAAGTTGCTTTTATATCCGCCGCAGCTGCTGCAGCTACTCCTGCAGCATAATGATAAATTAAAATACCTTCAGCGGAATCATTAATACGCCCCATCATCTGTGTTGCTCCTGTAGCTTCTAGTGCATATACCCAGATATTTACCGAAGTAACATATTTTTTACCACCACCGTTGAAAAATGGAAGGGTGTTTAAAGTTAAAGTTCCGACAGGACTACTTACAGAATCCACGAGAAATTGCCCCGTTATTGTAACCATTCTTCCTACTTTTGTATAAGCACCAGTAGCATATTCAGCATCCAGTGTAATTGTTCCACTTGTTCCACACGCAAGGGTTGCTGTCCAGTCCCCTTCCTCATAATCATCTAACGTATTTGCATTTCCACTTACTGCTTGCTCAGCAGGAAACTTTACCTGTCCTCCACCAGCGTCCAAATTAGGCAATACCACCCCTATTGCTGCAAAATTGGCACGGATTTCATCGTCTGAGTCCTTAATTTTTGTTGCACCCGCTGGCTTTGTAGCATCAAAAGCCATAATAAATCATCTCCTTATTTACCTCTTTTGTTTAGTTTTTTTGATTCCTTTTTTAGTTAAATCATGGCAATTTTCGCAAAGTGTTAATCCATTATTTAAGTCCCAAAACTCATCACAGTTAAGAGCATCTTCTACAGTTTTAATATTGTTTGACTGAAAGATAAGAGCAAAAGATTTTCTATGATGAGCATTCAAATCCCCGCCTCTATGTCCACATTTTTGGCAAGTATAATTATCTCGCTTGAATATATTCTCTATCCAATTTTTATATTCTAGAAGGTGTCTGATTTGTTTCGTCAAAAGGGTTATACCATTTTTCCAATTAGGATTATTTTCCCCAGTAATTCTAGGGTCTGCAATCTTAAATTCAGTCTTTAGTGAATTATGCTTTCCTTTTAATTTTCCCTTAAGATTTGCACTAATTTTCTCTTTTGTTTCTGTTGTATGGTGTTTATTACGCAAAGCACTTGGCTTTCCCCACATACCATTTTTTTCTCCGATAGCTAATCCCTTACGATTTTCCCTCATTAGTTGTTTAGATGCTTCAGTATGCTTTTTTTCCCACATACCATTCTTATCCCCTGTTAAATATATACCATACATCGGATTATTGCTACCTCTAGAAGCTTTACTTAATTTTTGTATCCATAATTTATATTTTTCTGGGTCTTTTGGTGCTGGCATTTATAGATATCTCTTTCTAAAAGTTATCACGGACACAGAAGTTCCTAAAGTTCCAGTGACGGTAATGTTTATCGTGTTCGTTCCACTGACCAAATTAAAAAAACTTCCCGTAAAGTCTGCTATATCATCTGAGCCGTCATATTCCACCGTTCCTTCCTTACAATCCACTACCAGCGCTTTACCGATAGTCATCGTTCCACCATACTCAAAATACTTCGCTGCGTCCCCTGCGTTCTCTATTTTGACATTAGTTTGCGTTCCGCCTGCGGTATAGGTAATTATCGGACTTACCTCAATATCACCATCATTATCGTTAGTAAGAGCATAGGGAGTCCCTGATACTACGGGATTTTCGGTATCTGTGGTCACGTCCTTGTAATACTTGAACGGGTCTGATACTAGGAAATCTATGGATATTTCAACAATAGTAAGTTTTCCGAGGAAAGTATGCTCAAAATTAAGAACCTCAACTTTGTAGAAATTATTAACAAATTGTGTGCTGTATAATCTCAATTCTTCAGTATAAACTGCTTTTGTCATACTATTCAGCTCGGTTTCCATTAGTGCTTGACTAGCCTTTCCAAATATACCGTGAAGAGAAACTATCCTTACGCCAATTTTTTGGTCTGATACAATTACACCACCATGGGCATAAGTCCTGGGTTCGGTATCTAGTCGTTTGGCGAATGGTTCTGCCACCAAGTCCACCCCACCTGGAAAGGTATAAATTGTGGAATTACTGGTATTTTTTAAGATTACTGACATTACGGTCTCCTCATTTTCTCGGTCTGCTTTTTAGCTAAATAATCCATAGCCTCTTCCAAATCCACCTGCTGATTTATTCCACCCATCACGGTCATCCTGATAGCACCTCGCTCATAGTTGACCTGCGTTCCACCTGCTCCTGCTCCGCCTGCCCTGTTCTCACTGGCAGGAACAACCGCCTCTCCTTTATGGATAACCGCTACCTGAGTTCTCGGTACATAGGGGATTCCTACCTGATAGCTGGGGATTTCAGGAGCACGGTATTTCCCCCAAATATCAAATGATTGGTCTCCTAATCGTGGAATATCAGGCATATGGAGGTCTCCTATAATGTCAAAGTCTATACGCCTGGGTATCTTGTCCAGCTCCTTACCCCATAACTCTATCCCTATCCTTGCCTCTCTGAATCCCTCTGTTAATTTCTGAGCGTTCTTTCTTCCAGCGTCGCCCCAGTCTTCAATTCCCCATCTTGCCGAGTCAGTTTCATCTCTTGTTTTTTCTAATTCATCTATAACGCCTTTTAAGCCCTTTTTAGTCAGTCTAGCCGCAGCTTCTCCCTGAACTCCGTATTCTTTGGCTGCGCTCGTAGCGTTTTCTGTGGCATGTCTGACATTATCCCACGACCTCCCTTCCTCTCCCCTTGCTTTTGTTCTATTTTTTTCCATCTCCAGTAATTCTTCTTCAGTGTAAAGCAAATTCATAAGGTCGTGGTTTGCTTCTTTCCTTAGCCTTTCTGCTTTCTTTAGGTTGCCCTGTTCTGCTGCTGCTGATGCCATAAGTAGTTTAATTTCTATTTGTAATAGAGCAATTTTTTTGTCTATCAGAGCTGATTCTTTGGCATAGGCATCCTCAATTGCCTGGAGTGTGCTAACCTTGGCATCCTTTTCCCTCTCGGCTGTTTCCTCGGCTGTCTCGGCTATTGTCTCAAGCGTGCCCTTCTCCAGCTTCTCCCTGGTCTCGGCTGATAGTGCCAGTAGTTCGGTCAAGTCCATATCTCTTAGCACACGGTAATCGTAGTAGTTATCTAATTCCTTTATCAGCTTCTCACGGGTATTCATTGCTAGGTCTTCCTGCGCCTGAGCAAGGTTACGTATAGCCCTTTCAGCATTATTGATACTACCAGTGAGTGATATGCCAAAATCTTTGAAGGATTCTCCTAATACATTTGTAGTTCTTTCTATATCTGCAAGTGCTCCTTCCACATCTCTAGCTGCCTGAGCAGTTCCGTCCAACTCACTTATTATTGTATCAAAGACCGAAACAATTACAGAGCCTACCCACAAAAATACACCTGTAATTACATTTCCTGTTGCCATTGCTATAGTGCCTAAGCTCCAAAGAGCATCTGCTACTTGTGTCTGAATTGTTTTGGCAAGAGCTACGAATGCCTCTTCCATCGTCTTTGCTCCCCTAATAACATCCACAACAGCATCTCTAGCCGCTCTTGTTATGGCTTCAAACGCATCTCCCCAAGTATCAGCAGCTATTTCTGAAAACGATTTAACTTTATCTCCAACATCTTTTGTCAAATCTACAACTGCTTCCCCTGCTACTCTAGTTCCTGCAACTACTTTACCACTAACTTCTACTACTTTCTCTCCAATCCCACCGAACATATCGTCAATCAATCCAAGTGTTTCGTTGACAAAGTTCTCCAGTTCCGTACCTGCTTCTTCGTCGAACTCCTTGATGACTGCGATTACTTTTGTAAATATCACCTTAAACATATCAATAATAGGCATAAATATCTTTGACATCTTATTTACTAATCCGCTTAATCCTGTTGCTTCCCTCTCCATGCCCTGCTTAAATTCCTCCATTGCAGCTCCTCCCCACTCTCCTAGAGGGAAATAACCAGGGGATTTGTAAATCAGAGGCTTCAAAAATTTAAGTGTAGCTTTTTCCATTTCGGATAGTGCCTGGCCTGATTTTGCCTTCTTTTCCATCCCCTCGATAAACTCTTCCATCCCACCTTCGCCCCAGCTTTTCATTTCCTTTTCAAGCCAGCGAGTCCACCTCTTCATATTAGGTATCCAGTTTTTATTGAGGCTATCCACTGCTTTATTTCCAGTGTTTGTAGGGCAGAACTTGTCTCCCATATACTTAATAAAATCATCCTTGACATCCTGGCTAACATCTTTCAGGGCTACTTTTGCGCCTATTCCAAACTTCTTCTTGAACTCTTTCCAGTAAAATTCGGTTGACTTAGCAGCTGCAAGTATTTGCCACTGCTTAGTCCCCTCAGCTACGTCAGGATACATTTTCTTTAGCTCATCTTTAAATTTTTTGGAATATACCTTGATACCCATTTCAACTCCCTCGCCACCCCGTTCCGTCATCCGGATAGCAGCAAGATAGAGGGCATCTATCCCAAAAACTTGTGCAGCAGTCTCAATAGTTATGCCTGCTTCTATCATATCTTTTTTAAAAATACCGAATAGCCATTTGATAGAATTACCGAACCAACCCCAATCTGTATTATCCCAGGCATCCTGTAGTGAAGTCACAAAGTTCTCCCAGTTCAGCCAGCTCCAGTCGAAACTCTTCCATATATCCTTGAAGAAGTCCTTTACCTCGTCGAATCCGAACCAGCTCCAATCTGTATTGCTCCAAGCCTCGCTGAGAGTAGTCGTGAAGTTTTCCCAAGAAAGGACAGGCCAGGTGATTCTGTCCCAAGAATCTTTTAGGTCTTCCTTGAAATTTTTCCATCCTTCCTGAAAATCCATATCAAATAATATGTCAAGAAGTATCTGTCCTGCGAAAGGAATTAGACTTAATTTTGCCCAAGTGCTTTTCCAGCGTTCATTTATATACGCAAATAGTATCGGAACTTCCAGTCCTGTTATTTCCTTTATACCAACAGTCAGTTTGAAAAGAACAGGATATTGTTGTGAAAAAGCAGTGAGAAGTTCATTTACTCTTGCCTTATCCAATTTTTCCTTGAGTTTATTGCCTAAAACATCTACCCCCACCAGTGCCAGACCTATTCCTACAAGAATAGGCACTACAGGAAGAACAATAGGGGCAATCTTGACCACAGCCAGAAGACCTTTCAATGCCCACCAGATGCCTAGTCCGAGTGCAGTATATTGCCAGATTCTTGTTCCTATCTTAAAAAACCACTTGGCAGGGTCAGGAAGCTCAATAAGAAAATTAGAAACTTTTGCTACCAGCTCACCGATAGGGTCATCTAATTTAGACTGTTCAATTACCCAATCTTTTATCGTTCCCACTACGTTCTTTATTCCTTTCCATATTAGCTTAGCGAAGAAATCAATATTTGCTGTTATGTCGGTAAGTTTCCAAATGCCCTTCCTAGCTTCTTCTGGTATCCCCATTTCTCCTTGAATCCAGAGAACTAAGTCATTTATTGCTATTCCTGCTGCTTTCATTCCCTCCCAGGTGAGTTTAGCTAAAAACTTTGCTATTACTTCTATATCACCCTTGTCGAACTCCTTATTTGCATCTGCTTCCATCCCTAGTTTTTCAACCCGAATCCAGTCAGCAAATTTATCTAGCTTCTCAGAGCCAAATTTGATAGAAGGCATTACAATCACTTCTAAGAGACTGCTAGTTATCTCCTTTATCTTCTTCCAGCCTAGAGTCCAGGCAAGCACCAGCGCAGCGATTCCCACTATCAGCAGTCCCAGGGGTGAGAATATCAGCCCCATAACGCCAGCGATGACCGAGCCTGCCGCCATAACCAGTCTTGCTGCAACAGAAAACAGACTGAGCGCACCTATAGCCCCCAGCACGGCAGTCCCGAAAAGAACCATCTGGGCAACCGAGTCCTTCTGGTCGGATGTGAGCCCCTTTATGGCTTGGCCTAATTTGATAGCCTGGTCAGTTATTTTTTTGATTGCCTGTGATACTATAGGCGTAAAGATTTCTCCTATCTGAACGGCGAGATACTTGCCAGCTTCCTTTAGTTGGTTGAAGGTGAAAGTGAGAGTATTAGTCTGTTTTTCGTATGCTTCCTGAGTTGCTCCAGCAGACTCAAGCATCGCCTTATAATCCTCAGTATATCCAGTCAAGTCTCCTAGAGCGGCTGCCACTCCTTTGAGTCCTTCTATTTCAGGGAAAATCAAAGCCAGTTGCTCGGCAGTCGCATCATTCAATTTTTCCAGAACTCCAACAAGACCTATAGTTTCCAGAGTGTTGGTATTAAGTTCCAAGCCGAATTCCTTAGCTGCTTCTTTCGCTTCATCGGTAGGCTTGATGAACACTTTCATAATTCCGTTGATGGCAGTCATAGCCATCTCAGTCCGAATTCCCGCCCTTGTTACAGTAGCGATTGTCGCTCCCAGTTCATCAAAACTTATCTTTGCCATTGCTGCCGTAGCTGCTACCTTACCGATATTCGGGCCAAGCTCGGCAAAAGTAGTCTTACCTTTTGAAACAATAGTAAAGAGCTTATCGGAAATTAGCCCTGCATCTTCGGCAGCATATCCATAGGAGTTCATAATCGTAGTAATGGCATCCGCCGCTACGCCTGTATCCGTTATGCCTGCCGCTGCTGCCTTTGCCGAGACTGCCAAAACCTTCAGGGCTTTTTCTGGCTTTATGCTTGCCGATAGAATGTCATACAAGCCCTTTGACAGGGTTTCAGTCGATTCACCGAAGATTATCCCCATTTTGCCGACTAAGTCCTTATATTTATCCATAATCGGCATAGACTTTCGACTCAGCATTGTGGAGACAGTGGCCATCTGCTTCTCATACTTGGCAGCAGCATAGACCGTTCCGGTAATAGCGGCAGCCACAGCAAGAAAACCCAGGCGAGCTGCCCGTGACATTTCAGAGATACCCTTACCTACTCTGTCAAAGTTCTTCTTCATCCTGTCAGTTGAGGATTTTGTAGCTCTTTCCATACTTTTCAGCTCATTGGAAAACTTAGCCTGATTGGTTTTTATCTCAATATAAGCATCCATTATCTGAGTTGCCATTACAATTACATCCCCTTAGTGGGCGGTTTTATGCCTTTCCGCCTTGCTAGACGCTTCAACTCTTCGTGGCTTCCCTTGTCTGAACCCCTAGAGCTTGTTGGACTTCCCTTATTACCCTTATCTTTCGATTCAGGATGAAACAACCTGTAGATTTTCTCTATATGCTCCATATAATCCTGCCACTGGAATAAAGTTAATTCTCTGATTTCCAGTGGCGTTATCCCGTAATACTTGGTCATCAGGGGGAATTGAAACTCCCAATCTATTTCCCCCTTGTGACGTTTTTTCCTTTTTTCTCTACCGCCTTGCCACCCATCTCGGCCACTATCAGCGAGGCTTCCTCAAAGTTAGCTAATGTTACTAAATCACCCATTTTGTTTTGCTTCAACTCAGGGTGATTCTTTTTCAGCCCGAACCAGAGCAGGTATCTTACTCCAGAAATTGTTCTCATAGCTCCGTCAATCTCATCTATCCCAATCGGCTTAGCGGATGATTCGACTATTTTCTGAGCTATTAGTTCCTCTTTGATACCTGCTTGCTTTAGTGATTCCGAAATTGTTTTGTTCCTCTCAGTTTTGACGAAGACTTCAAATTCAGCCAAATCGTCAATAGTTAGAGGTGAAACGGTGTAAGGCTTGCCACCTATCGTAACCTGTTTAGATTTACCTACCATTGGTGCTAATTCACTCATTTATTTTCTCCTTTTTAATTTGTTAGCGTATGTCTTAACCTATGACACTTTTCACATAAAGTTGTGCCATTATTTATATCCCAAAATTCTTCACATTCTAAACCTTCACTATAAGTTTTGATATCATACTCTTTCAAAATTTTACTAAAAGATTTTAAATGATGTGCATGTAAAGTTCCCTTACCTCGTTTGCCACAATCTTGGCAAGTAAAATTGTCTCTGTGGAAAACATCGCTCCTCCAAAGTCTATACTTAAAGTTATTTCTGAGCTTATTGTGAATTGCTGTTATTCCACCCTTCCATTTATTATTTTTCTCACCAGATACTGCTAAACTTGTAGCTAAACTACGGTCTCGTCTTGGTATCCCAAGATATTTCAATCTATATCTTGTAATACTTGCACTACATTTATATCTTTTAGCTATCTCACTACAAGACAACTTTTCATCAATATACAATCGTTCTAAATCTTCCTTCGATGGCAAAGGAATTTCAAATCTCCCTCTTCTGGCTGTTATTTTACCTCTTAAACTTTCTCCAGAAGTCCTAACGGAAATTCCATAATCATTGAGCCTTCTTTTAACTGTACGGGTACTACAGCCATATCTTTTCCCAATTTCTTCCATAGATTGCCTTTCCTTTACATAAAATCGGTCTAAATCTATTTTAGAAATATCATAAGCTCTATGACCTAATTTACCAGGCGAAGAGATTTTGTGTCCCTTGAGAAATCTACCTTTTTCGTCCCTATTAACTTCCTGATTCATAAGTTAGTCGTCCTGTCCCCTGAAAGGATAAACTTTCCGCTACTAAAGTATCAACAGCAGTCGAGGGGCTCAATCCAGTAAGATGAGCGTATCCTTCATACCGCTGGCCTTCATCTGAAGCTGAACCTGTTCCCTTGTCAGTATCGTCATCGTTCAGATAGAATTTGACAATCATAGATACTCCTGACCCCATTTTACTTATCAATCCGCTCGCTTCGTCGCTAATCCAGTGCCTCTCTGCTGCTCCTGTCCAGCCAGTCAAAGTAGCGAGATAAGACTTAACCCCACCGTCATCGAAATCAGTCCTCTCTACAACGTCACAGGTATTGTCTATTGACCAGTTGAAAAATCCACCCCGCTGCATAATTATCCCATTAGATGAACCAGTTTCACCCTCTTCAGCCCACCAACGATATTTAGCGTTGAAGCTATCAGTCGCCCCAGCACCAATAATCGTCAGTTTTCCTCTAGGGGTGCAATACCATCTTGGGTATTCAGCCGTACCCGTCTTTCCTACATAGACATTAGTCACCAAGACGTTCTTATGGGAAAGCCACGCAAAACCTGTAGAGAGACTATTTGACTCGGACGCCTGTTCAGTTCCCGACCCGCTTGTGGCATAGAAAGCGCCAACTTTTCCCGCAATTTCAGCCATATTTAGTCACCTCCATATCCAAATTCTTGGCCTCTATACATAGTCAAGAGCCCCAGTCCCCTGGAACGTGTAGCTTACCGTAGCCTGCCCATCAACAGCCTGCCCTGGACTCGCTCCGGTAATTATCACACTGCCAGAGTAGTAGCTACCGTCCGAAGCACTCACAAAAAAACTCCCTCCATATTGAGTCCCCACAAGAGCGTCCAGACTCCAGCCAGGCTGACCGAACCCGCTAAAACTACCAGTCCAGCCGGTAAGGGTAGCCAGGAATTGCTTGACCCCAGCGTCATCGAAGTCAGTTGACTCTACAGTATCCGCCGTGTAGTCAATACTCCAATCTCTTATCCCCGCTATGATGTTAGTCGCACACTTCACACGAGCATTTTTTCCTACAACTTCGCTAATTTTAATCATCCCCTTTTAAAGTATTTAATACATTTTCGTTATCAACCTCTATTTTATTGGAATAAATCATATCAAAACCATATTCCTTAAATGTTTCACCTCTCTTTTCTTTTTCATATGAAGAACCTGATTTCTTTTATGCCCTCAAACGTTTCTAAAATCCCACGAAACTCCCTAGTACAATATCCTCTCCAATTATCCCCACAATGGTCTATTGTATATTTCTTATGATATTCAGCTATTCTTTCACCTGTTTTGTCAACTTTTGGTTCTTTTCCAAAATAAGTTATTTCTACTTTTATTCCTACCATCATTTTCTCCTTTTCTTTCCTTTCTTAAAATACTCTTCTGCTTTATAACTTGTTTCTCCAATATGCGCTAATTTAATCTTGCTATCACAAAATACTCCGAATCCTAACTCTTCCGCTTTCAAACAAAAACTCCAGTCCGTTCCTATCCTCATATTATACAGTGAAATATAGTCGAATCTAGGATACCCCATTGCTATTACAACGTCCCTTTTTATTAGAGTGAATCCTGTAGGGAGCACCAGTTTACTCCCCTCATAATTGTCAAATAGCTCGTTATCAGGATAATCCTTTGCCAAATGTATCCCTTCCCCCATAACGTGATGACCCATTGTAGGGCTTACATCCTTACATTTCTTGACATAAAATCCTGCTACAACGTCCTTGTCATCCTGGACTAACCTGTGAATCCCGTCAGCAGGAAATCTCATATCAGCATCGATTATCATCATATAGTCGCAGTCAGTTGCTAATAGCCCGTTTGCCAGGGCATCCTTAGTCTTGTTAAGATTACAGGTAGCGTAGTAGAGATACACCGAAGGCAGACTCTCAGCATAAGCAGGCAATTTGAAGTTAAACTTTTCGCCATCCTTCGGAGTCGCCAGTATAGCATTAGTGACTTCCATATACATTGAGAGAAGAGAGGTCACAAAAGCCTCGCTGAATCCGCTATATCCTGAGAAGGCTAGATATACTTTCTTGAAAGCCTGCTCTTTTACCATTTCAGCAGAGTAAACTAGGATACGAGGGAATCTATCATATAGTTTTTTGGTTTTGTAGCTGCTGAAATCATCATGCCGATAGATATGTCTATGCTCCCCGCTCTCCATCATCGGATGGTTAAACGGCTCATTCTCAGGTACAGTTAATATGACTTGTTTGCCTACTCTCTCCATTTCCTCGAAGAGATACCAGTCTTCCTTAACGTGCTCTAATATCCCGTTGCCTACTACAACATCGAACTCATTATCCTCGAATGGTAGAGGAGGCACGCTTTGCCTGATGACTTTGTATCCCTCTTTTTTCCCTATTGCCGCTGCTGTCCTGGAGAAGTCAATTCCTGTTAGCTCAAGGTCAGGCCGCCTCGCCTTGACTTCTTTGAACAGGTCGCAGGGGCCGCAGCCTACGTCGAGAACCTTGCCAGTCTCGGGTAACATTTTAGCTACTTCCTGATGACTGACGGAGCTTTTCGGTCTCCTGACCCCTTTCCATATCTTATCCCAGAATAACACTGTGTTAGGTTTCAATTTGCTCTCCTTTCTCTCACTTGCTTAATTTCTTGATGCTTTATTTCCCATTCTCGCCTTGATTTTTTATGTATATGAACTACTCGAGGCCGATGCCACGGTCTTGTTTCAATAAAAACTCGTTTTACCATCACAGTCCCAGGAATTTGCGGTGTAGCAATAAAATGATACATTATTAAATAACCGTTCTCTTTTAGCACCCTTACCGCTTCTTGAGTATATTTTTTGAAACTTAATTTGCCTGTTTTGTATAACGTCTTGGAATATTCATCATTATAAGGTGGGTCGAGAAAAACAACATCAAATATACCACTTTTGATAGGCAAATTGTGAGCATCAGCGAAAATATCTGGCTTGACTTCACCATTAAGGTCAATTCTAATTCCAAATTCTGCTTTTCCCCCAAAGGGATGGAGAATGCTCGAGGGCCATAAAATTTCCTTAGGGTCAATCCCGCACTCTCTTATCAATTTTAGTTCAGCATGTAATGGAAAGCCTCCCTGATACTTACATTTTCGAGGCCGTGGTAAACACCAAGCTATATTTTCTATTTTTGTCATTTCATACTTTCCCCTTTGCCACATACTTTTACTCTACTTTGAGGCCAGGAGAAGGGGTTGGCCAAACTCCTGACCCCCGGTGCTATGCACCTAATTATTTATTTTTTTCTATTTTCCTTTTCAAAAAAGCGAATTAACTCATCCGTCTTCTTTCCCAACTTATAAATCCAACTCTTTCCTGGATCTACTAAATGAGGATATTTAGCAAAAATAGGAAATATTTGTTCTGTTAATTCACCAAGTGTAGCTGTTTCTAATCCATCACGTCCTAATCTTTCAATAACTCCTGTTTGCTTATCCGATAATTCTATTGGCTTACCTCTCAATTCTACTTGCATTATTTCTCCTTTTTTTTATATTCTAACACCCTTCCCCATAATTCAGGCCAGGCTTTTTTGAACCATTTTTCATCTTCCGTTCTAATCATTAAAGCCATACACTGCATTAGAGCTTCTTCCTCTTCTTTGGTAAGCATTGGTCCTTCTCCTTTTCTACATATCCTTGTGCCATCTTACGGTATATTCAAGTATATAATGGAAAATATTTACCTCGTCTTCATACAAAAGTCTAGTGTTTTGCCGTATAGCTTTAGAATTGTTATCATATCCTGATATAGTCAGCACCTTGTCGTCCATCTGTGCGGCTATTGCCTCCACTATCTCACCTGACTCAGCAGCCGAGTTTGAGTCTGACCATACGTCTATCTGTATTAGGGTATCGTTTCCCCATTCGGTAAACGTATCACCCTGCACGTTAATGACCGCAAAGTAAGTGACAGTGGGATATGCCGTTCCTTGAGGACTCTTGACGTGATAGATTCCCCCTGTGGCTAAAGTAGTAATAGCCGATACATTCAGGGCTGTATAGATAGAAGTATTGAGGGCGTTAATGTCGAGGCTCATTTTAACCATTCCTTATTCTATATACTTGACAGTTTTAACACATTTTGCTATAATTCAGATACTATGAAATATAAATCAATATGTTTACTTTGTAGAAAAACTTTTTGTCACAATAAATCTAGAAAAAATTCTCCTCATAAATTCTGTTCTCAAGAATGTCATCTTGATTATCAAAAGAAAAATGCCTCTTATCATTTTAAAAAGTGTAAAAATTGTGGTAAATCTTTCTTGAATAAAAGAAATCCTAAGTCTATATTTTGCTCTCCTAAATGTAGAGCTCATTATAACTCAATTAAAAGAACTAAAGAAATAAAACAGTTAGAACCAATTCTGAAGCAATATTATTTTGAGAAAAATCTATCTACTCTGAAAATAGCTAGTAAACTCAATGTCACAAAAACTACTATTCTAAAATGGTTCAAAAAATTAGGTATCCAGTCTAAAGAATATTTAGAAAGCAGACATTATACTAATTTTAGAATGCCCTCTAAAGAAGTCCTTTATAATCAAACATTGATTCAAGGAAAAACCTATAGTCAACTTGCTAAACTTTACAAGTGTGACCCTTCAACAATCGGAAATTGGTTGAAGCTATATCAAATTCCTCGACCAAGAAATTATGAAAAACATAAAGGTCTTGATTTCAAAGAACCTACCAAAACTCAATTAGAGCATTGGTATATAGAACAACAGTTGAGTACTAGGCAAATAGGGAAACTAATAGACCTATCAGATACGGCAATATCAAAACGATTGAGAAAATTTAATATTCCTATCCGCTATTCTGGTTTCAATTTCAAACGATATACGTGTCAAGATGGACATATTGTTAGGTCTGTCTACGAACAAAGAGTAGATGATTGGCTTTTTGTTCATAAATTGCTACATCAGTATGAACCTCAATTGCCGTGGAATAATCGTCAAAGAGCTGATTTCAAAGTCAACGGTTACTATATCGAAGTCTGGGGTATCACTAGCCAACAGTATAAAGAACGGAAATTAGCAAAGAGAAGACAATATAAGAAGTTTAACCTAAAGTTAATTCAAATTTATCCGATTGACTTCCAAAGAGGAATTAACCGCAAGTTAAATAAATTATTATCAAAGAACGATAAGCAGAATTATGAGCAATTACTTCTTAAATAATTGTTTAATCTTTGGTATATTCTTTCGTAACGCTGGTCTAAGTGTAGGTTGAGCAGATTGGTTACTAGTCCCATACTCAAAAAATACGAAATATTTCACGTCACTACCCACAATTCCTGTTATCTCATCCTTACTTTTTGTTATTTCGTGTGAAATCGAAGCACGAGCACGACCTGTATCTACCGGGCATATCCTTTTGGCATCCGACTCCACCATAATACAAGCCTTCTCTATTTTCTGGTGAACAGTAAAATCAACTTCCTTCCTCAGCTTGCTGTCATCCCACTTGAAACTGCTAGCCATTTTTAGCTCCTTTACTCATTTTATCACCTTTAGCTCTACTTCCAAAAACCTGCCGTTCCTTCTTTGCATAGTCCTCTCAAACTTGGGATTGCCATATGCCCTGCCATATTTCTTCCATCTGATATTCCTGTGGTCAAACCAGTCGTATGTCTCCGCTGTAAAATTATGATTAACGTGTGAAGAGTCTGAGAACATTGCCATAAAATTGTCCGGTGCTGAAATTGGAACGATAATCTGCAAAAGCCCGTTAGGCTTCAGCACCCTATGACACTCCTGCATTACCCTGAGAAGCGGCTCTTCTCTTATATGCTCAAAGAGATTATCCGCAAATATCAAATCAGCTTGACTCTTTTTAGCCCATATCCAGGGAGTTATTGTTACATCCTCTACAATATCAGGCTCAACATCTTTTGAGGAGTCCACGTTGACAAAGCCTCGCCTCTTATTTTCGCCACAACCTAGACAATATTTTATTTCCATAATTGCTCCCTGTAGTCTCCTAATGATACTCCATATTTATCAAGTTTTTCAGTAGTCTTGGCCTTCCAGTGAAATACGTATGAGGTTTTGCAGATGCCTACCTTGCCATTTTTCCCATCGATTCTGTCAACAAGGTCATACTCATTCCAAGTATTGATATGCACTGGATTGAATAAATATTGTTCGTTATAAGTGAATTTGGCTATCGAAGTGGAGAAGGCGAAGCAGAACCCGTTGAAGAAATTACTCTGCCTATATGGGCTGTTTTTGTATCTTACAGAAAGAACTTGTTGCACCTTATTGATGTTTCCCTTAGCTGTCGGTTCTATATCTGTATATCTCCTAACATTTTGGCAGGCAGGGGAATGTATATCATCAAATATATTTCCAGGCTCATTGGAAAGCGGAGCTACTAAATCAAACTTCTCTAGCCCGTTAACAAGTCCTTCTGAGAATCCTTTAGGAAACCTGACGTCATCGTTTGATAGTATGCAATTATCGTAGTTATTCTCCTTGAAATACTGGTAAACTAGATTCCACGAGTTGGTCAGCCCCATCGGCTTTAGCTTTGTTAAAATGTCCAATTTCTTTTCCCTGCAAAAGCCCTTTATAATGTCACCTGGAGTTGCGTCATCCACTATCACAACATCAATTTTATCCTGCAAAGTGGATATTGCCTCTTTGAGCCATTTAAGCTGGCCTGCTACCGTTATTGCCAGTAGGTTTTTCATTGCTACTCCTTTCTATATATTGTTTTACCGACTCTCTTGCTATCTCTTCAGTATCCTCAAGAAATGTAGTAATAAGACAACTTTTCCAGGCTCCTTTAAGGTCACCTATAATTCCCTTCTCATACCATTTCTTCATTACTACTCCTTTCTAAGTAATCTCAAGTAATTTTATCTCTAAATGTATGTTCTGCTGAGCCGGATTGCTTATTAGTGAAATCTCAAACTTCCTGATTCCCAGCACGAACCTATCCTTCTCCGTTATAGTCAAGCCTCGTTGGAAATCTATAATAAATTTGTAATCAGCGAATACCTCGGTCTTACCGGTTATCATTCGCTCATTGCCCATCAGTGGAGTTAAGACTCCCTTTATCTTACGGTAAGACTGGTGGACCCAGGTGGATCCTCCCATATTATCTGATACCTCAGTGAAGCGCTGCAAAACCATAGTCGTCTTTGGGCCCATCATTCTAGTGTACCTCCCAAACTCTATCATCCTCAAACAACTCTTTCTCCGTCCTCTTCCTACTAGCAGATTTTACCTTGATTTCCTGATACCGCTGTGCCAGCATTTCCTTTCTTTTCTTATCGGTCAATTTCTTAGACATCTTTTCTCCTTTACCATACAAAATCAAATAAACAATATTTATGGTCTCGTATATTATCATATTCTATGCTGCTATAAAAGTGTGGTCGTGAGTAATAAAAAATTCTACTTAAAATAAATTGAACATTGAAAACTCTTATACGTATCCGATTTGTATAAATAAATAAATCCAGAAAGGATGACGTATAGCATATTTCAAACATCTTTCCTATCAAATTTATCAAGTATTAGCCGAACTTCTCCGGGCATCTCGGCTTCCAAAGTAGCTTTGACATCCCCCAGCCCGTATTGCTTCCTGCCAAACACCTCTTCCTCACGTTTCTGGTAGATAAATTTAACTAAAATTAAGCAAGCCATCTTCAATCGTGAAGGCATATCGTCACTAGAATAACCAGCCGTATAGTCAATCCTAATATTGCGTATTCCACTAGCGAACCCGCCTCCCTTGAACAGATAGCCTTCATCTGCATATACATCGAAATCACTCTCAGGTTCATCAGGTATCTCCAAGTATGCCCAGCTAGAGTCAAGGCATTGTAAGCCCATTACCTCTACTAATTCGCTTGAGGCAAATGAGGCATAGCTACTAGTTATTACTGAAGCCTGCCAGTTGGTTTCATTGGCTATTGCTGCCACCATATCGGTTAGGGTAGTGTTATCAGTGAATAATAAGTTTGTTGTAGTCCCGTCCTTATTTAATACCACGCCTGTTGAGGTAACTGATACTGTTGCGTAGGTTGAGCTGGCCGAATTATTTACCTTAATACCGTCATTTCTGCCGATTGACAGCCTTGATATTGAGATAATAGGATATTGCTTGAGGAAAAGGTTCTGCTTGTCCCTGCCGTTCTGGTATTCCTTGTAACTAGTTGACTCAAAATCTCTGTCACACTCGCCCTTAACGAAGCTATCCACGCCGTCAAGTATTACTTGAACTGGTGCAGTCGGGTCTTCTGTGGCTGCTGTATCTGAAACAATCGATAAAGCTGCGGTAGGGTCTTCAGTGAAGCCAAAAGTTAGAGCGGCATCCGAGGCACTCGTATCTATTGTTATCGTATGTGCTGCAACTGTGATAGTAAATTTATAAGTAGTCGAGCTATAGGCTACCGTTGAAGTGATAGAAAATGCCGTATCTATTGCAGCCTCCAACGCAACCGCCAGGTCATCACCCTGATACGTGCCATCCGTTATTTCTACATCCTTAGTCACTGAGTTATAGGTCATATTCAATTTATCATTTTCAGCGGTGATTTGAAAGTAGCCCGTGCCTAAATCCAAGAATGCTAACGCTTCCGTCAAGCTGATTATACTCATTTATTCTCCTTTGGTCTAAATACTATCTCTACCGCTTCCCAATCTTTGGGAGCTTTGTCAGAACAAGGCATTTCCGACCAATAATCCATATCCTTCTTTTTAAGTTTGTTTTTTAGTAATCGAATTAACTTGTCAAACATCTCTTTTTGTGTTGACCCTTCCATAACTGCACACATTTTATTCTCCTTTCTATTTCAAAGCCTGTAGTATCTGCTTAATGTCTCCCTTTATCTCCTTCTGATTCGTGTAAATCATATCTATTTTGTCAACTAGCCCCTCTAGCCTGGTCTCAACCGCCACTATCCTTTCGCTATGCTTCCTGTTCACCGCCTGAACATCCTTGACCGAGCCTGTCACTCCCGTTAAAAGCATTATGAATATTGTTACCACTACTGAGAGAAATATCCCTATTGCCGTCTTGCTGTTTCCGTTCAATGTCATCCTAACCAGCTCCCTATCGTATATAAAGATAAGCTATTCCTTGCTTTGATGTTCCAGCACTACTGACATTGATAGTCAGTTTATCATTCGCCACTGCTCCCAACGAGGTTGACAGGATATATTCTGTTGTAGCCGTATCCCTATTGCCCACTGCTGCCCCCATCAAAACGTCCATACTGTCTTCATCTGTTATCGTAATAGTGTAATTATCAGAGGGAGCAGGTGAACCTGGATCAGTTGCCAATCCTAATATTTTACCTGAATAGACATTAGTTGTCTGTCCGCTTGCTGTTCCATCTTCCCCTACAGTGCCAGATGTCCAGGCAAACTTGATTTTCTTTATAGTGCCATAAATTTCTTCAGTAATTACTACCGTTCCTACTGCCATAATCTATCACTCCTCTTTTATGAGCCTTCCCATAGAAAAAATCTCTACACCTGTGAGAGCGTTTCTTTCGTTGCCTTCTTTATCCTTGATGATAAAATCGTCTATCGGTCTCGGCTCATACTTGATTTCTACTTCCTGCTCAGATAGTTCGGCATAGTCTTTTCTGAAAGCTATTTCGTCAGTCATTACATACGAGCTGATTGGATTCCCATCTGCCCCCTTGACTTCCTTGCCGTCCTCATCCTTCATAATATTCATAACCAGCTCGCCCTTTTTCTCCACTACCTTGCCGTCTACCTTCTTGTCCTTAGTATATTTCTTGCCATACTTATCCTCTATCAGTTTTCTCCTGGTATCCTCGAATACTCCGAACTCCTTTTGAATGTCCACTAATGCTCTCGCCAGCCAGTAAGATGTCTTTCCACCTGGCAAATCCTTCTTGAGCACACCTGGTAGAACCTCTATCATTGACCTCAGTTCACCTAGTTTTAGCTTCACTTATTTCTCCTTTACTTTTGCGGGGCCGTTAAAGGTCGGCCCCTAAACCTTTTAATCATCCTATATACTATATGTAGCCAACCAATAAGCAGTTCCATTTACTATAATCTGGATACCGCCTCCAGCAGCAGCACCGCCGCCAGTAACATCAGCAGTAGAAACCAGTTTCTTAGCAGCTTTATCGCCAGATGACGCTCTGCTTCCACCGCCACCAATATCAAAAAGGCTGATACAGGGATAACTACCGCCAGAATCATAATCCTGGAAGTCAACAAACGCCTTTGGTGCAGTCGCTCTTGTGGCAATTTCAGTCAGGTCTATATTTATTCCATATGCCCACATCTGAGCTCCAGTTGCTAGACCCATATCAACACCAACTTGAAGGCCAGCCAGAATACCTGTAACTCTATCTCCTGTATTGGCTAGTCTTACAGCAAAATTACCACCAAAAATATTAACTGGAGTTCTTGCTGTGGCGTCAGTATTTACGAGACAACGTATACCTGAAACTGAGTTTGATACAATTCCATCAATAGTAAGAGTTTCATAGATGCCATTCGAATTCGCAGTCGCACCCGTGCTCTTAGTGGCAACTATACCAACATCAACCAGGTTTATAGCAGAATCCCCGCAGTTAAACTCAGCATACTTAGCCGCACTCCCCAGAAATACCTTAAAATCTATATCGTTGGTGGCAGACCCTACTGTCACCATTGTAGTCTCAAGTTTCAAAATATCCGCAATCGTAGCTAAACTTGTTGATTCGTGGAATATCAGGTTGCCTGAATCCCACCTACTACGTACAAGTGTTACTGGCACTTAAATCATCTCCCTTTTTCCATGCGCCCCAGTTGGCGCTTCAGAGCGGTGGTTCCGCTTCTTATCTTTCGATTGTTGTACCATTTTGTTCTTGACGGGCCCCCGGAGCATCTTGTCTCTGGGGGCTCGACCTATCTCGCGCATACAGTCATCCTTTTTAGCAGGAATGGCTACTCTCTTATTGATAAGGTCTTTGGCATCCTCATCGGATAATTCCAAAATTGAATCCTTCCAGTAAGAGTTCCACTCCATCCTTAGTCTGACGAACATTTTTTCTTCTCTTCGCAGGCTTTTGCCGTCTTCCTTGCAATCAGGATTTGGCATTGCCTATCGCTTAAATTACCCAGAATAGTTCTCCTGGGATGCCCCATCC